CTATCAGATAACTTCCAATCGTGAACGTGACCGCTTACTCTCTCCCTGCCGTAATTCACCCGGCAGTTGTTCATCGGTTGCATCGCGAGAATCACCCCCTCTGTCGAAGGAAACTCTGGCTCCTTCTATCGGCTCACCAACAGCATTATCCATGCCGGTTGCCTCTTTGGTTGCTGTGTCGGCATCCACCCATCCCATTAATTGAGATATGGCCCAGAACTGCTGTTTCATTAACTTAACAGTAGTTTTCTGTTCCTCGTTTTCCCAGTTAACCACATTGTGAGTAAATATCGGAATGGCTTGAACGCCATGTACCCTCAACCATAAACGGGCAACTTCTTCCATAAGCCTTTTAGAGCCACGCTGGATAGACAGTATGCCATCTGTGAAAATTTTGAAGGTTATACTTCCCCAACTCTCGGTCTGACCTAATCCACCAACACGGTTAGTCAATATACCCATCTGTTTTGCACCATTTAAAACTTGGATTGATACAAGTTCATCAATGGCTCTTACGTCTAAACTTCGTGCGGCATTGGCTCCCTGGTTCATGTTAATGGTAATGTCGTCAAAATGCAGATAGTCGGAATCGGGGTTCAAGCTATCCATCGCATTTCGTATCTCATTAAACCTGTTCATCAGCCATTCTTGCCGTTTGCCTTCAGTACCGTTTCTAACACTAGGAGGCATCGAGTTCACCATTCGCTCAAGGTCGATTGAAATGTCGTTTTTAGGGAAACCCTGATGGTGGAGGACAGCTTGCAGGTCCTGCATTATCTGCATCTGAAAGTCGATTGACTGTAGAACCGATGACATAACTAAATTGCCTCTAGGGTCGTCAATATCAGGGTCAGTCGGAACCCAGAAGAAGTTAGCTTTACCCGGTTCAAGTGATACCTTTTTCGCCATTTGTTGCTGATACGGAATCCAGACCTCGCGCCCATTGCGTTTTTCAAGCTCCCACATTATCGTTTGAGGGATAACAGGATAAACATCTACAATGTCGGTTCTATCGGCGTTTACTTCAACCTCTAGCCCCTGAGCACATCGCATATAGGCTGAGTAATGTAAAACGTCGATTAAGCCGTCAAGTCCGGCATTTGATACTTGATTAACACGGCTTGCAAATTCTCGCCATTGCTTTTCTACCGACTCCATCCGCTTGCCGTTTAAATCGTTAAACTTCATTTCGTGACCTTGATTGGCAAGCCTTACGAAGTTCCACAGGGCCATCGAGATATCCGGTGTCGTGCGTCTCAGGAAGTCTAGGGCCTCTACTTCATCAGGTATCAATCGTAGAGTTTCCAGCACATCAGAAGTCCTTGACCGATAGGGTGTGAGGGTGCTACGCCCATGAAAGCCACTGCCAGTAGAGGTTATTCTCCCTGTCGGTATCGACTCCGGTTCTGCCCTCGCTCGCTTAAAGGGCCATCTTAATTTCATTCACTATCACCGCCTTACGCTTTTCTTGCCACCATTAAAAACTCGGGCACGTTAAACCACCAGATAGAGCTGTGCACAAAATTGTCTACAGGTTCAACGACGCCGCCCGCCTTCTCGATTTTCTCGGTCCACCAATCCTTGTCACGGATTGTCTCATGACTTGAATCAATGTCGCCCTCAACTTCGTGCGTCACCATTCTGAGGACCACCCATTGCTTGGATACTCTTAAAAGTTCTTTCAATGTTCTCGGCACTTCTCGCGCCGGGATATGCTCAAGCACGTCAAAGCAGGTTACAACGTCGAAAGTATCATCAGGGTAGGGGATAGATTGGGCGACTTCTTGCTGGATCTTGTCGGCAACGACAGGATGAGCATTAGACACCGCATAAGCCGAAGGGTCAATACCGTAAGCGTCAACGCCTAATTCGTCTAGCCCCTTAACCAAAAAACCCTTGGCGCATCCTACGTCAAGGGTTCTTTCGGGCTTAAATTTATCTACGATATGTCGCGCTGTCTTTTGAAAGTAGCTTCCTAATCGTTGCCATGAATAATCGTAATAATTACTCTTTTTGGTCTTAACGCCATTCTCGAAATAGTCCTTGTCAAAGATAGTTGATAGTTTTTCTGTTTTAATATTTGCCATTGTTTTCTCCTTTCTTTAAGCCCCAAGATGTGTTAACAATTTTGCTGCCGCCTCCCCACTGTGTCCTCTTAAGGCAGAAGGGAAGATGCCTTCAATGAATCTCATCGCTCTATCATCAATTCCTCTTAATGCAGCGCGCTTTACGCAGGCCAATAGGTTAGTTATACTCCAAGCGTGATAGCCAATTTCTTCGCGGTAAATCTGTTCTTCAAATGAGCCGGGGAAATGTTTAATTACTCCGTCTTTGAGCAGCCATGAAGGGAAAACCACTGGCTTATTTAAGGCCCACGCTTCATAGACCAGACTACCAGTATCGCTGATTACCACATCGGCATCAACCAACTCCTGCATAGCAACATTCCCGCTCCGATTCGATGCTGGATGAAGAGCATGTATAACCTCATAATGCTGGCTTAATTGGTTCAGGCATTCGCGGAATCTGCCATCAAGGGAGACGCTTTCGATGGCCCCGTGAGTAGGGGCATACAGAACACGTTTCTTGTCGCCAGCGGGAGACTTCTCATATTTCCCTTGAAATATCGGGTCGAGTTTCGTGTAACCTCCGATTAATATTCTGTTGCGGGGCAAGCCTTGTTTCATCAACTTATCTACCCAAGCCGGACCTGAGACAAAAACGTATTGAAAACCTTGCACTTTGTCCGCATTGCGGTAGTTTTTGTCTGCAATGCCGTGAGGGATGAACGCTTGGCATTTCTTGTCTGTTGTAAATAAGCTTACGTTTACTGCATTGGAAACTGGCTTGTAGCTCATTAAAGCGTCAGGCAAGTAATCCAGCATAGGTTCAATAATAGCATCGCAAATCGCTCTATATGGGCCGTTAGGTGCTACGCAAAAGTTAACTACCATCGCTAAGCTCCAAACTGCCTAAGCAAATTGCCCCAGCGGGCTTTCCAAAGCTCAATATCGAAACAGTCGCAGGCTATCTCGCGGTTCCGCTTGCCCATCACTTCTCTGGCCTCTGGGTTATCCGCTAAGAATCGGATAGGCTCTGCAAGGTTGTTGTCTACTGGATTGAATATAATCGTGTTATAACCGTCAATGGTCGCATCAGTTAAGCCACCAGCATGAGTGGTTATCGTTGGCAGACCGCAGGCCATAGCCTCCAAAAGTGATAACGAAAGTCCTTCGCAGTTCTTGGTCGGTATCACTGCTATGTCGGACTGCTGATAGATTTCTTCCATGCCCTCCATCGGTTTCCAGATGAAGCGTAGGTTGTCGGTAGTCTCGCCCCAGGCTTGCTGTTGAGCATATGTCTCCTGGTTTGCTCCTTGTCCTACCGCTAAGAAGTCATATTCGGGGCATTCTCTTGAAGCTCGAATAAACTCGTTGCAACCGCGAAGCAGGGTAAGGCGACGGGGGAATAGCACCTTCAATCTCTCGCTGACTGGCTTGTCCTCTAACGGCTTGAACTTCTCAGTGTCAACGTAGTTATAAATTGGCTCAATGTTTCGGTCTAAGCCCGGTTGAATTGCCTGTATGACTCGCTTAGTGTTGCTATCAACACTCACCACCGCATCCGGATTAGCAAAGCCCTGTAATTGCCTTCGCATAAACTCTTTGCGGTAGCCATCGTCACCGGCAAAAGCATCAGAGTACGGATAATCCCAATAGATACCGTGACAGATCGCGATTGACGGATTGACCGCATACGGATAAGCCATATAGGTTGTCCAGTAGATCGCCAGATCGTAATTGCCGACAAAACATTCGTTGAACTTCATGTTAAGCAGGGGATTGGTGTTGTACTCCCATCTTGTATCGGGCATGAGAATGAACTGTATGCCATCGTAATACTTGGTCAGTTGACCGCAGTTTACGCGCTTGCCGTCACGAACATTATTGATATATTGGAAGCACGTTACCGCGTGCCCTTGAGCCTGTAGCATATGGCAGAAGTCTATTGTATAGCGCTCGCTTCCTCCGAATATAATCACATCTTCGCCATCTATCTCGCTCACGGCTTGAAAAAAAGCCGGGGTAAGAATTGAGATTTTCATATGTAGTTACCTCCCTATTTTTTCCCTACCCCATACAGACACCCCATAAACGGCAGGGATTCTTCGATAATATCAAAGTCTTTAAATGCCAGCATCATGGCCGTGACTAAGTCGTCGTGGCCGTTCTTGCTGGCATTGCCAAAGGTTATATTCTTCGTTTTACCGGAAATCTGATATTGATAATCCTTAAACTCTAAAAGCAATGGCTCAAATTTCGGATAACTGATACGCTTCTGCTCAATCAGCATGGCCAGGTTGTTGACTAGAATCTCTTTCTCTTTACTGGAAAAGTAAATGTCCTCTACCTCTAGGCCACGCTTGATAAGCTGGGAAGGTATCGTCTCGCCTAAGCCGGTTCTATCCATCACGATTCGAGCATTGTTGTACTGCTTAGAGTAAAGGGCAATGCGGTCAAATTGCGGGTCCCAGTCCATGCCCATCCACTGTTCAATCTTGACGGTTTCTCCTAAGTCGTTGCGAACTGCCACACCGGAATAGTCAATGGACTTTGCGGGGTCATAGCCGATAACATACGTCCTGCCCGGTTCGGGTGCGCCTTCACCAACGTAGGTAGCGCAATCGTCGGCGGTTGGAAACATACAGTTTCCTTCAGGCAGAAACTGTCCCATGACCTCTTGTTCGTAAATCCTTGCAGGGAAACGCTTTTTGATTCCTTCCAGGAAGTTTTTATCTTTTCGCATAAGATAAGGATTTTCCCAAGATGAGAACTGCCAACTCTCCCAGTCTGGGTCGTAATACGATGGTGCGTCTTTTCTTCCCCAACGCCACATATCGTAGTACATACCGAGGCCGCGAGGGGTCCCATTTATAAGCCCTAATCCACCTTGACCGCCCGGTCCTCTGCCCGGGGAAGCTAAACGCATTTCAATATTGGTCCAAACTTCGTCAAAGTGCTTGATTCTCCCGGCTTCAGTAATGAGTACGATATCAAGACCGACACCTACAAGGGATTCAGGGTCATCAGCGGAGCGCACTTCTATTAAGCCGCCGTTAACGGTCTCAATCATCTTGTCGCCCTCCCAGAGATTCGCTACCCATTGGCGGGGGAAGAAGGCTTTCAGTTCGCGCCAATTCTGTCTGGCCAGCATATAGGTAGGTGCTATAATCCAGCCGTGAACGTAGGGGACCATATCGGTACCTCGGTCCTCAGAGAGCATCTGGGCAAACTTTGTGATAAACTCCATGACCATACAACGGTCTTTGCCCCATCTGGCTCCTGCTGCCACCACCTTGAATCTTGCAGGGCTATCATGCACTAACTGTTGTCCAGGGTGCGGTGCATACTCAATCTGAGCAGAGCTAGTACCCCTGGCATTCATCGTTCTACAATCTCCGCAGGTATCAAACTGAGTCCAGACTCCATGCTCAGGTCGCCAAATCTGATTGAAGGGCTTACCGCACTTCTTGCAGATGCTCATAGTGCCTTCGGACTGCTGTTCTACTTGCCTTTTAAGCCTGCTATTAACCCTTGCTATGCGGTCTTTTGGGCCTTGTTTTCCGTCTAAGCCGCGTACATCTGCCATGTGTTATCACCTTCTTGTAGGCATCCCTCCTTGAATTAAGAGGGAGGGCAGGTAGTTATCCTGCAATTTCCCTTGTTTTTGGCATAGAAAAACCCCGTCAACCTTCCGGTAATATCGGACATTTGCGGGGTTGGGTCAAGAAACAATATTGTTACACTATCCATGACTGCAAATCTTGCTCTTTTGCCACATCGTAAAAGCGGGTGTAACCGTTAGGGGTGTTAACATGATTTAATTCTTTCCATTTCTCGAATAACTTTTGCTGTCTCTCCCTAATGACTTCTGTCTCGTGATATCGGTTAAAATATAACTCGTGCATCTCGCCTTCGATAAGAGACATAAAAAGTAAGTAATCTTCTCTTGAAATATCCATCAGGCATCACCTCCTAAACCTCAGCCTTAGCCCCCACCATCGTGCCGTCAGAGTTCCTAAAGGCTAGTTCAAGCTTGAGCTTCTTCTTCTGCCCGCCGGTTCTGCCCTCATCAAAGCTCTGGGAAAGCAGGTCTTTAGTTTCAGCAAGCTCTTTGACCGTTTGCAGAAATGCTCTGATTTCTCGCAAGTCACCTTCTTCAAACTTGTTAGAAACGTTCTTTGTCAAGCCAGCCAGTGCTTCCGCTGAAGTGATGATATCTAAAACTTCTTGAAGGTAAGTGTCAATCTTGCTGACATGGAAAATGTCATTCCGCTTACCCATGGTCGCCGCTATCTCTCGCAACTGCTCGAATTGCTGGACTACCTCGGCTAGCGTCTCAGCTTTGCCGTAAATTTCAACCTTCTGCTCAATCTCCTGTGCGGCACTGATTTTAGCCTTAGCGATATAGGGATTTTCTTTCTTCACGGCAGGCATGACTTCTGGCTCTACTACTTCTGTTTTTTTAGGGGGAGCTTTGTTTGTTTTTTTGGTCGCCATTAGGTATCACCTGCCCGTTCACATTCGACTTTTGCTCTTTTAACGAGTTCAATCGCAGAAGGTTCATAAATAGCTAAAAGCAATGGTTCATCAGCTAACCTTGTTCTAAGTTCGATTAAATACTGTTTACATTTCTCATAAAAAGCTTCCCATTCTTGCCTGTTCATAGTTCCACTCCCTAATCATCCGTTATCGGTCGTCTCTCGATAAATTCTTCAATCGCCAGTCGCTTGGCATCGTTGTAAGTCAAGGGGCTGCTCAAACTCTTGTTCATGTGCTGGACCACCATCTTGAAGGCTTCTGCCAGGTCATTGGGTACCTCAAATCTCCACCAGACAAACTCGCCTTTGTGCCAGATCTTCGGACGGCCTCTGTTGCCTTTAGAGTTAGGCAGTTTGCCTTCTTTGAGAAAAGCGTCTACTGGCTTTTTGGGTACGAGAAATTTATTGTAAGCGTATTCAATGACTGGAAAAGGGAAGTCGCCAGCTCGTATTTTGTCGTACAAATCTCCTGTTTTCGTAATCCCCAGCATCTCGCAAACTTCGGGGACTGTGTAAGTTTGAACTTTTTTGGTCGCCATAGTATCACCTCCTGAGAAAAACCGATAAGGGCTAAAGCAGGTTATTTAATCTTCAGCAATATGCTTCCTAACTTCTTTTGCCAATGTCTCAACGTCGCGACCACCGCTTAATGTGGTCGCTTCGATGTTGACAGTAGCGTTTAAAACATCCGGCTTTTGCACTAATTCCATGCACTCCTGTACATGATGTACCGTTTCGTGCAATACATTTGTAACCATGCGCTTAATAGCTGTTTCCTGTCTTTCGGGCAACCCAATGCCTTCAACGATATTAAGCAATTGCCCCTTAACGTCATTGAGCAGGATATTCGCCATTAAAGCACCCACATAACCAGTTTGCAATTTATCAAACATGAGTGCCTCTTTGGGTATTTCATCAACTCCAACAAAATTAGAGCATCCAGTTTCTTCCGATGAAACTCTTTTACCAAATTCCATTCGTTACCATTCCCTTCTTTTTTGAGATTCACTTTTCTTCGCTTTGCTTTGCCCTTACCAAAACAAAAGCTACCGACAATAAGCCGATAGCTTTTGTTTTGACAATTACATTAATCAACTAACCGTCAAGAAAAACAAATGCCGCATTACAGGCGTTTGCGAGCATAGTTCTTCTTAAGGTTTAACTAAAATACAACTAAAGTTGTTTGCTAAGAAGAAAATAGTTAAACTGTTATTTGCAAAATCAAGGGGCATTGAAAATAATGGTGGGCAGGGGAAGATTTGAACTTCCACGTGTGTATCCACGACTGCGGTTTTACAGACCGGTACGTTAGCCATTCCGTCACCTGCCCACGAATTGCCACTGATAGGCTCAACGGCAGAAGCGGGAAACTAGCCATTTATTAAACTGTCCGCTAATTGCAACAGTAAACAATTCGTGTTTGTGAGCAGCCCAGGGACTTCCACCCCGGGACGGCAGCTTTTATCAACCCGGTGAGAAATTAATCTTCCTTCTGGTATCTGCCTTATGCCCCTCAAAGCGTCTTTAACGAATTCCGCCACTACTCACATAGTCAAATGATTTTATCCCCATCAGCCAGTACCGTCTTTTCGTGCGTTTCACCCATTTGCCAGCTTTCTTAGCCTCGAAGTATTCGCGTCTTGTAATCTGTTTCAATCAATGGCCTCCACTTCGTCAAGAGAATAAAATATCTTCATGCCCAGTTCTTTTGCCAATGCCAACTCGATGTCAGTGCCGCGAGAAGGGGCAATATAAAACAGCGCATCACAGCACCTAAGCCACTGTTCATCAAACTGCATCCAGAACTCCCACGTTTGCTCGTGCTCAAGAAGACACAGTAAGTGCGGAGTGTACGGGTAATGACCTTTATTGATTATTTCAACCGTAATTTTTTTGGCAACTTCTACGTTTGCCATAATTCCTTCTTGGGTATCTGCCGATATTGGCCCGGCGACGTAAATTTTTAGCGGTTTCATAAAGTACCTCCTGAAATGAATTTGGGTATAAAAAAACACCCGAAGGTGCTAACTTTTTTCTTTTTCCCATTTTTCGGCCAACTGTTTAAGCGATATACCCTTAAAATGCGTATGCCCCGTATATTTCTCCATTTCAATGGCCATCTGATAGCGTTCGGGATAATGCTCCCAAACTTTACGCCAATAGTCTTTGCTACCAGACTTCCAGCAGGGAATACAGTTGTTATGCTCGAACCATTGATAAGCTCTGGGCAACTCTATGCCCCATTCTTCGGATATAATTCGCTTGCAATCTGCGCTTGTTAGGCCAGCGTCGTAGACGGGGTGTAATTTATTACGAGTAATACTCAATGCACGGTCAACCCTGAGTTTTTCGCCTGCGCAAAATCCCGTATAAAGCACATAGTCAACATCAGGATACAATGCCAATTCGTTTGCATTCGGATTATCCTGATGATATGCAAAATATGGTAGTTGTTCTAAAAACTTGTCTGCCATTTCGAGTTTTAATATTCGGGTACAGAACGGCATCCATAAACTGGGGGTCTTGTTATTGCTTTTAACTAACCCCCACATCGTTTTTTTACTTGAATACTCTGTTATAGGTATCCCTAAAAACTCGCTAACGTCGGCATTAAATCTATACATATCATCGTCATGCCCCCCCCGTACGTCATGGAAGAGGAGAATAATATCGTTTTTCGGAACCTTTTGTGCCACGAGATAAGCCGCCATTGCTGACCCTGCACCGCCTGAGTATTGGACTATATGTTTCACTTCGCATTCACCCTTTCAATGCGTTTACCCTCAATAAAACCAATGCCCGGAGCAGGCGGCAGGGTAAACCGCTTTTCGCTTCGTCAAGCTAGTTCCGGGCATAAAAAAAGAACCTCTTGCGAAGTCCGTTTGTTATCTTTAATCTAACTTCATTCTCTTATGAAAGAGATAATGGCAACCCCTGCATAATGCAATCAAGTCCTCTGGGTTTTCCTTGCCGATATTCTCATATGTCCGATGATGAACGTGTAAGTTATCGGGACTATTGCATAATTGGCATCTATTGTGCGCCCGCTCCAATGCTCCCTTTCGGGTTTCTTGCCAATGTTTTGACCGTAAATATTCAGAATACTTCTCCTTTTCAGACTCTACGAAAATATCTTCTACCATTAAAAGCAAAGGGGCTTTCGGGGAATCTGTATACATTTCACGCTCCTCTTCGGAATCAGATGACTTCAAACAATCGGGACATACCGCTTTTGACTTTGTCCTTTTAAATTTTTTCCAATGTTGTTCAAGTAAAATAACTTCCACTTCTTGCCCACAACGACAACACGGCGCAAACTTCCTAACCAGCACTGCTTCACCATGAAAAAGAATCTCCATTATTTCCACCCACTCTTTCTCCACTCTTAAAATTATAAAGCACCAGCACAAACGCGGTAAGAGTGGAAACCGCTAGCTCGGCCAAGCCTTGTGCTGGGGCAATTACCCTATTCAATTAACTTTTTTCCTTGCATCTGCTTTCGCAAATTCCTGTTTTACCCATTCCGGTAACAACTCATCTAACTCTCGGTGAAATAAAACATATAAGTTACCCGATAGTCGAGGACCGGCAAAATAATAAACCGGATTAATATAATATTGCATCTCTGTTTCTTCACCAAAAGGAACGGGGACGGCCTTGATGACACTCAGTCTTGTCATACGCCTTACAAAAGCGCCCGCCTTCTTCTCATCAAGTCCAATTATTTTCCCAATACCTTCAATGTCATAGGGCTTGATGCGCCCATGCCCCCGATAACCCAGCATATTGGTATCGTACCAAATGCACTTCGCCAACGTCGCCATACGCCCTCTATCTATCATTGACATGTTCTCTGGATAGGGAACGTCAAAAAACGTTTTCACGCCGCTGCCGCTGGACCTCCACAAATAACCCTTGCCCTCATCAAATCGCTTAGACAAAAATTTCTTCTGCAAATTCTTGCCTAAAACTTCGCCTGTTTCTAAGTCAATATCTTTGGTTGAAACTTCCCTCAAAACCTTGTTCATGTTTTGTTTTTTGCTCAATCAGCCTCACCCCTTGCCAGTCCGACGCTTGAACCACTTTTTACAAATTTTCAAATGCGCTCATCTTTTTTACCGACAAACGCCTGTATATCAGCATTCTTATCAAAAAGCGCGCATTTCTACTTATAGTAGTACTATGTAGGTTTACGCGCTAGCTACTCTTTTTCGTCCAAACTCGAATCACCGGACCGTCTCTGAAAACTTTGTATTCCAAAACTAACCGATAACCCTCTCGCATTAAA